TGGGCGAGGTCTTCCACCCCCCTAGAAGCCATCCTACCACTTATTCAGGAGAAGAGGGACCTAAAATCTGCGCCGATTCTACAGTCCGCCGTATCATCTTCACAGGACGACCCAGCTCCACAGCCGAATGAATGACCACGGGCAGTCATTTTTACACGCCGTTCTGGCGATAATTCTAGCGATTATTACCCAATATCTCTTATACCTTTTTTATGTCTGATTCAGCCCTAGCCATTGCGCTCCCCGTAGGGGTCAACCCCTCCAGCCTCTACCTCCTGTGGCTCACCCTAGGTGGCGACTGCCAGCTTGCCGCGGCTGCGGCGCACATCCGCGTAGAGATTGTGCAGGCCTTGGAGCACGACTTCCAGTGGCGCGACCTTGCAGGCGGCAAGCTCGGTGTGAAGAACGCACAGGTCGAGCAGGAGGTCAATCGGGCCCAGAACTACGTGCAGAGCCAGCGCCTCCGCAAGCTCATAGACGGCGCGATACACGAACTCGAAGACCTGTCGGGCCTGCGCCAGTCCCTTGTCGAGGAGGGCAGGAACGGCGACGTTAAGATCACCGCAAAGCCGCTGGTCGAGCTGGCCAAGGCTGCCGAGGCTGTCCACAACCTTTCCTACCGCGCCCTTGGGGACGTGATAGCCCGCAACGCCGACTCCGTGAGCGACGAGACGGAAAAGATTAAGAAGCTGGCCATCGACATCGGCCGTGCCGCTACACACGCGGCGACGGTCGAGGCCACACGCACGAACAGGGCGGTCGAGGACGCACGGGTCATCAACATAGAGCCGTGAGACGCCCAGTCTTCAAGGACCGCAGGAAAATAGTCGGCAGGAAGCGGAGCCCCGTCGGCGTCGTCCACGACATGACGGGTAAGAAAAAGTGCCTCCACTGTAACGGCGTGTTAAGCCTGTCGAAGTTTGGCATTAACAAGATGGGCGCGCCCAAGTGCCTGTGTTTTAGGTGCGAAGCCAAGCGTCGGGTCGTGCCAAGTCGCATAAGCAAGGAGAACTCGAGGCTAAAGAACCGCGAGCTATTGGAGACCCTCAGCCTCACAAACACGTGTGCAAGGTGCGGCGACCTGAAGGGCCCGTTCTCGTTCTTCCGCCGCACGCCACGTGAGCACGGCAAGGCCTTCATGGTGTCGGAGGCCGTGCAGCGTGGACCGCTGGCGTTGCAGCGTGCCTTGGCGGTCAGCGACGCCCTGTGCCCACGCTGCACGCTGATCAAGCGCCGTGAGCACGCAAAGAGCACACACCCCCGCAGTCTCGTAGCCCGTCCGATGCCCTACAACACCGCGCCACGGACGCCCGCCCGCCTAGCCGCCCTGTTCCCAATGCTGAAAAACGAAAGAAGGGTTGAAGTGAAGGGATTTCCCCACAATACTCTGCCCACTACACCCATCGCCCTCCGCCGCTATGGAGACCGGATTGCGGCGGGGCACCACACCCTTGTTACGTCCCTGCCCGCGACACTAATAAAATCCATCCACCCATGATACACGAACCTAGTTTTCCTGTCGGCACTGAAGCCCGCGTGTGTGAGTTAATTGCGACGCGGCAGAAGATGGGCACCGTGAAATACGGCATAACCGTTGCCGAAAATCCACTGAAGCTCAAGGAGTGGCTACAGCACGCCTTGGAGGAGTCCTTGGATCAGGCCGTCTACCTTCAGCGTGCCATCGAGGAGCTGGACAACGAACTCTAATGATCCTCGACGATGTAATTGCCGAGGTGGCCCCGAAGCTTCACGCTGGCGACCCTGTCGAGGCCGCGCGGGGCACCGCACGTCACTTCAACATCGAGGCACAGATCAACACCAAGCTCGAGGCCTTCACGGTGCTGAACGCACTGCTGAATGCCGTGCTGGACGCCGACCGCTACGACTTGGCGGCGACCCTGCTGTGGACCCCGTCGGCGTTTACGGCCAAGCCACACTTCACACAGATGATCTTCGACGCGATGCGGACCGAGTCCCTCGTCGCGATTCAGGGGTGCGCGTCCGCCTCCAAGTCGTTCAGTCTCGGAGTCTGGCACTACCTAGACTGGCGTCGTGACCCCGAGGAAACGAACATCTCCATCGTCGGTCCGAGCGAAAACCATCTTAAGGCCAATCTGTTCTCCCACATCGTCGACCTGCACAACAAGTCGGCCATACCGGGCCCCGGCGTCGTGGGCGAGCTCCGCATATCCCTCGACCCGCACGACCTCTACGCGGGCATCCGCGGTGTGGTGGTGCCCATCGGAGCCCGTTCGTCGGGCCGTCTGCAAGGCTTGAAAGTGAAGCCACGCAAGCACCCACACCCGAAGTTCGGGACGCAGACGCGGGTCCGCGTGGTGCTGGAGGAGGCGGAGAACATACAGCCCGGTGTGTGGGAAGACGTCGGCAACATCGTCACCAACATCTCCGACGCAAACAACTACCGCTTTAAGCTGTCGGCCGCCTACAACCCCAAAGACAGGTCGTCCCCAATGGCGGTCAGGGCCGAGCCTATCGACGGGTGGGACTCCATCGACATCGACCGTGACGAGACGTGGCAGTCACGCCGCGGTTGGAAGGTGCTCCGACTCGACGCCTACCGATGCGAAAACGTCATTGAGGGCCGCGAGATTTACACAGGGCTCCAGACCAAGTCGGGCATGGAGAAAGTCATCCAGCAGGGTGGTGGCCTAAACACGCCGACGTATTTTACGATGGTGCGTGGGTTTTACCCCGTCGTCGGCGCTGACCTTGCAGTCGTGCACACGGCCTACTCTCAGAGGAACGGGCGCGCGGTGAGTTCATCTTTATTTCAGAGCCTGACACCTTTGCCTCGGTCGACGTGGCCGTGGAGGGCGACGACAACGCGCACATGGCCGTCGGCCGCGCGGGCCGTGCCTCAGGCTGGCGTAGTCTGCCGACCCTAACGTCGCCACAGGGTGACGTGACGATGTTCAAGAACGCCAAGGGCGACCGAGCGCACAGGTTCGTGCTCCAGATCGAGCAAATCGTTCCGCTGGCAAAGGGCGCGACTGATGCACTCGCCGAAGAGATCATCCAGAAGTCTCGCGCGCTTATGATCAAGCCCGATCATCTGGCGGTTGACCGCACAGGCAACGGCGCGGGTGTCCACGACCTCCTGCGCGCACGCCTTGGCCAGCAGGTGACAGGCTTTAACGGCTCCGAGAGCTGCACAACCCTGAAGATACTCGAGGACGACCTGATGACACCGTTCGAGGAGTATTCCTACCTGACGAGCGAGATGTATTTCGGCGTCAAGAAGTGGCTCGACGTTGGCGCGCTCCGGTTCTCGTCTGCAATCTCCGCCGACCCGCTGTTCCGCGAGTTCTCGGGCCGCCGATACGTGATCCCGACGGGCCGCGCCAAGACCCGCGTCGAGTCCAAGAAGGACTACAAGTCGCGGGGCAACCGATCACCCGACCGCGCGGATTCTGTGGTCATGCTGTTGCAGCTTGTCCGCACCTACGAACAGGTGACGCAGTCCCACACCGCCTCTTCCACAGGCGGCTCTTCCGAGCGGTATACTCCCCGCGTCGGACACACCGACACCTTTGATTATCTCTGAGTTCCGTAACATCTCCCACACATGAAGCAAGACGGCCTGTTTACACTTCACCACTTCCGAATCTCCGCGAAGATTGGTCGCCCACAAAGACTCATCTGCTTCTCCGACGTGCATCGCGAGGCTCCAATGCACGCCGATGACCACTGGAAGCGGTTCCTAGCCTACGCCAAAAAGAAGCAGGGTGCCCTGTTCCTCGGGCTCGGCGACTACCTTGACGGGTGCTCCACTTCCGAGCGTAAAGTTCTCGGAGAGCTCCACGAGTCAACGGAAGCCTCACTCGCTGGCGTTGCCCGCGGAATGACGCACCAGCTTGCCAACGAGCTTGCCTTTACCAAGAGCCGCATGATCGGGCTGATCGGCGGCAACCACTTCTATCCGCTCAAGGAGGGCACGTCCGACAGCCTTCTGGCCTCACTCCTACAGACCAATTACCTCGGGTGCTCGGCAATCATTCGCCTCACCTTCGACCTCGGAATTCACGGGGAAGTGGACTACGACATCGGGTGCCACCACGGAACGGGCGGCGGCGCGACTCCCGGTGCCACCTTCAACAACCTTGAGAAAATGCTCGACCGTTTCGACGTAGACCTCGTGCTCTCGGGGCACGACCACAAAAAGGGCTGCATACCGTCGCACCCACGCATGCGTCCAGTGACGCTGCCCGAGGGCGGACTGGCGCTACGGGAGAAAACCCCTTGGCTGGGCCGCACGGGAAGTTTCCTGAAGTCCTATGTTCCGGGTGAGGTGAGCTACAACGTCGACGCAGGTCGCGGGCCGTGTGCCCTCGGTCACATCGAGTTTGAAATCACACCTGTAAAAAGGAACGGACTCCTCGAGTTTGAAGTCCGCGGCACTTCCTGATCTACTCTCGGGGTGAAACTTAAACACATCTCTTCCTCCGCCGTCGCTTCGCGCTTGGCTCCCGACTTGCGGGCGCTTTTTGTTGAGTCTAAATCAGAGCGGAGCACTCCCCCTGCGGACACGTTCACAACCGAAGATTTTGCGTCCGAAAATAAGCTAAGCCACGCCTCGGCAAAGATGGTCATTTCGACGCTGGTAAGGAAAGGGAAAGTAAAAAGAGTAGGAGAGTTTCGCGTCGACGGGCTCAGAAAATTTCACTTTCAAAAATGCTAAAGCCCAACTCATCTCAGGTGCCCCCCGCGGGTTTCCACTTTGTGCAGAAGAGTAGGCTTGGCGAGCAGCGCATTGAGGGCTCCTCATACGAGAACGTGGCCGAGCAGGCGCTACGCTACCGCATCACCAACGGACTCGATCTTGGCGATCCCCTGACCGAGGTGTTTGATTACGTGTGCGGGCAGTGGCCTCACTTTTGCGGGGAGCCGTCCGCGCCCGTGGAACCCCGCGCAGGCGCCCCCGTGGCCACGCAGATGTCTTCACGCGTTTTGGAGTGGCTGGCGCGTCAGGCGGACGCCCGCGTGCGCGAGAACCCGTTCGTGCCCGACACCGAGACGCAACGACGCGCAGAGATATGTTTGCAGTGTCCGAACAACGTCGAGTGGAAGAGCAGTGGCTGCGGCCCTTGCATCAACCGCGCGCAGCAGTTGGGCAACCTCCTGCGGGGCGGCACCAATCCACTCTACCCTGCGCTCGGGGCCTGCCGAGTAATCGGGCAGGACAACGCAACCGCCGCCAGAATTAACAACATCCTTCCGACGGACAATGTATCCAATTCTCAACTACCTGACCGCTGCTGGCGGAAAATAACATGATTATCCCCTCGATCCCAAAGGCCCTGTCGTCCCTGTGGCGAACGCTCGTCGCACTCGTAAAACGTCGCCCTACATTTGCCGAAAAAATTGAGGTTGATTTTCGGCGTCGAGTGTGCAAGGTTTGTCCTTACTACTCCAAATCCCTAGGGCAGTGCAAAGTTTGCACATGCTTCGTCTCGGCAAAAACCCTCCTGTCCACCGAGTCGTGCCCTAAAGGATTCTGGAACAAAACCACATGAGCAATAGTTTCAAAACTGTCGACAGCGAAATTGTCTCCGCCGAAAAAAGTCGGAGCCGCGAACAACTGATCATCCGAGAAGTTGAAAACGGCTGGATCGTAACCGACGAGAATCCGTCCAATTACGGACGGCAGGGATTAACGTGGGTGGCCACGACAAAACAAGCCCTGTCCGAACTGATCGTTTCCCTAGTTTAATTTCCCATGATACCATTCCTAATCCTCGTCATCGGCTCAGGCCCACAGTGCGGAAAAACTGAAGCCCGCAAGATTATCTGCGAGCTGCTCGCGCAGCCGGGAGCCACATGCTCCTCCGCCATCTACTCCTTCATTGCGGCCTTTGGCACGCCTGAAATGAAGAAGTGGGAAGAGGACAAACTAGAGAACCGACCGAATTTGGTAAAGCTAGGCAACTGGCTTACGCAAGCTTCCGACGAGCCGTTCCCCTTTCCCGAGCTGCTCCGCGAGGGCGCGTATTCCCACGTCCTTGACATCGTGCGGTGCCCCGCCTCGCTGGTGTCCACCCTCGCCGTCACGGGCCACACTGTCATCGACGGCGTGCGCCGCGAGTCCGAGCTAAAGGCGGTGCGCGAAGCCTGCTACTTCTTCCGCATCCCGCTGCGAGTCATCTACGTCACCCGCCCCGGCACCTCCGCAACTGACAACTCTCAGCTCATCCCCGAAGACGCAAACGCGGTCCTCATCAACGACGGCGACTTAGATGACCTTCGCCGCCAGATTGAAGAGACCCTCCCGCTCATCGGTTTCCAGAAGAACGCCCCCGCAGAAACCCCTACCTCTGCGGAATAAGCCGTAGAATCTCGCCCACATGACCTCCGACTCGACGACGACTGGCACTATCAACACCCCCGAGGTCGATTCCGACCTGAAGCCAACTCGACGCTCGATCACCGACGTCAAGCAGCTCCACTCCATCGCCTCTACGCTGGAGGAGGCGTCCCGTGATCGCAACCAAAAGAACGGCCGCATCATGGCAAAGTATAACGCCGAGCGTCCCTACGAGCCGGACAAGCTGAAGGCCGAGAGCCTTGGGTGGAAGTCAAACTTCTCGACCAAGCCCTTGGCGGTGGCGGTGGACAAGATCGGCCCCCGCCTCACTCGGGCGGTAAACACGGCGCGATACCTTACGTCGGCGTCGCTCCCAGAGACAACCTCAAACGGGAAGTCCAAGACCGAGCGCTTCCGCCGCGAGATCACGAACACAATCCGCCGTTGGCCCGGCTGGCGTCCACTCATCAGCGAGATTGCACAGGAGAACGGACTCTTTGGATACACGTCAGTGTTCTTCGTGGATCGGTATTCGTGGAAGCCCTACCATTTCCGTCAGGACCGCTTCTTCATCCCCGACCAGACCAAGCAGTTTGCCGCCAACGTCCAAGTTTGGATGGGACACCAAGACCTCCAGATTCACGAGCTCCTAGAGACGGTCGGAGAGGACATCGAGGTGGCCAAGGCCGCAGGATGGGAGATTGACGCCGTGGCGCAGGCCGCGAACAACGCCGCGCCCAAGAGTTCGCTCAACCAGTCGTCTCCCTACACTGACGTCCGCCTCTATCAGGACGCGATTCGCGAATCCAGCATCCACTTGTCCCTGCAACAGGGTGCAAAAACAATCGAGGTTAATCACTTTCTCGTCCGCGAGCCCTCTGGCAAGGTGAGCTACTACCTCGTCGACCGTCGCGACAAGCAGCTCCTGCTCCGCCAGCAGCTCGACATTTACGACTCAATGGAGGCCGCCATCGTCCTCTTCTCATACCAGCAGGCAAACGGATTGCTGATGGGCTCCAAGGGCGTAGGCCGCGAACTTTACGAGGTTGCAGGTGCCGTAGACCGCGCACGCAACGAACTCGTCGACCGCCTCAATCTTTCTGGAAAAGTCTGGCTTCAGGGCTCGGCAAAGTCGCTCGACCGCATACAGCTTTCGGTGGTCGGGAACATGGTGCTCTTCCCCGACACTGTGTCAGTGCAGAGCGTGAAAATTGACCCAAACGTCGAGGCCTTTAGTGCGATGGACATGCAGCTTGTCCAGCTCATGGACCAGATTGCGGGTGGCGTCACCCCCAAGGAGTTCAAGGGCGAGCGTGTCACGGCCACGGCCGTCAACGTCTACACCGCCCGCGAGGAAGAGCGTCGAGACGACATCATCGAGCGCTTCCTGCTTCAAGTGGGCGACCTCGTGTCGGTGATTCAGCGCCGCCTTGTCTCCGAAGAGATGATCGACCCCGAGGTTGCCAAGCTTCGCGAAAACCTGCTCAAGTATATGAGCGAAGAGGAGCTCATTGAGCTCGCCAGCCAGCCTGCCCTTAAGACCGTCGCCGACTGGACTGAGGTCGAGGCGCAGCAGCTCGTAATGTTGGCCGCCGAGAAGCGTCAGGACCCGCTCTACGACCACGTCAAGCTCGAACGCATGGCCACGGCCGCCCGCACCTCACAAGAAGTTGCCGACGACGTCCTCCTCCCCGTTAACGACCCGACCGCCGAGACCGAGCAGGCCCAAAAGCAGATTCTTGAGAATCTGGTCCTCTCGATTGGCAAGCCCGTCCCCGTGTCTTCTCGAGACGGTCACCGCGTCCACACCCAGCTCCTTCAGGCCGATCTTCAGGAGGCTATGCAGGCCCAGAACCCCGCGGTCATTCAGGCCTACCTCGCGCACTGGCAGGCCCACATCGAGGCCGCCATACAGGGCGGAGACAAGGACTCGGATTGGTCGCAGGACGTCGCCCAGATACAGGGCATTGCACAGGCCCTTGAGCAGGCCCTCGCGCAGGCCGCCGCACCTGAAGCCCAAGTTCAGGAGCAGGCACCCGAGGCACCAGTGGAGCAGGGCGAGTCACTGATTCTGCCCCAAGATTTAGCGCCGCCTGAAGCACCCGCCGCCGCACCCGCGGTAGTGTAGTGAATTTTCAAATACATGCCCAACATCGTAGCTGAAAAGCCTGTCTGGACCGTCGCAGACGCCGAGGCTGTAAGTTTCTTTCTCGCGAGCCCGTCCGGGCGTCGCCTTATTGACGGGCTCCTCTATCGGAAGCCTGAATACACCACCTTTTCCTGCGCCGAGAAAAGACTGGTTGAATCCGGCATCGGAGAGGGATATGACAAGGCTCTCGCAGAGCTTGTTTCTCTCTCGTCATCTAAAAGCGCAACCTCGTAAACTCACATGGCCATCCAAACTGACTCGTCTGACACGTTAGAAAACCAGACCGCCCAAGACCTACTCGCTTCAGACGCCTCGTCGTCCGAGGCCCTAAGCGCATTTCGCACTACACTGGAGACCGAATCGCCAGCCGAGTCCACCGAGACCGAGCAGGAGACCAAACTCACCGACGAAAAGGCCGACAAGCCCACAGAAAAAGACGCCACCGAGGTCGAAAAGCCCGCCGAGGAAGCTGCGAAGCTTAAGGAAGAGACAAAGCCCGCCGCGAAGGGCAAGAAAAGCCTTACCGACGAGCTCCTTGACGACGAAAAGCCCGCCGAGGAGGCCGCAAAGCCTGCCGTGGTTGAAGACGAGTTCGACAAGGTTAAGCTCCGCGCCGACGCAAGTCCAAAAACACGCGAAACATTCGACGACCTGAAGAAAAAGTCGCGCGAACGCGTGGCCGCCGCCGAGTCCCGTGCCCTCGCACTCCAGCAGGAGCTCGAGAAGGTCAAGTTGACGCCATCCTCGGAGCTTCCTGAGCCCACTAAACTGGAACTCGAAGAGCTGCGCGCGTTTCGGGCCACCTTTGACGTCGAGCGCGACCCTGCCTTCGTGGAAAAGTTCGTCGCGCCACGTGAACGCATCTTCAGCGAGGCGTCGGTAATGCTAAAGAACCTCGGACTTAAGGACAGCGAGCTCGAAGCCTTCTCAAAACTGGCCGACGAAGACAAAATCAACCAGATTGCGGAGTGGAGCGACAAGCTGCCCGCGTCGTATCGCGTCCAGCAGTTAAAGCTCAACGCCCAACTGGCCAAAATCATCGACCTCGACGACGCCCGACGCCAGCACCTCGATGGCGTAAAGGTGAAGGCCGAGTCGATCCTCAAGGAGCGCACCGCTGCACCTGAAAAGCAGAAGGAAGAGTTCCTCGGGGCGCTAGAAAAGGAAACCTCCGCTATTGCCGGACGTGCCAAGTGGCTGCTTGACCAGCCCGTGCCCGCCACTGCAACTTCAGAGGAGAAGAAGCGCATAGAGAGCCATAACACGCGGGCCGCAGGCCTTCGCGAGACCTACTTGGCCTCCGCCATCGACGATTCCCCCAAGGGCCGAGCTGAGGCTGCGTTTGGTGCCGCCGCCGCGCGGTATTACAAGTCCGAACTTGCCGCCCGAGACGCCGAACTCACCGCCGTCAAGGCCGAGATCGACAAAATCAAGCGCGCGGGTTCGGTCGGGACAAAGGGCGCACTCACCAACGCCTCGCCAGACGGTAAACAGTTCCGAAACATCGACATGAACTCCTCCACCGACGCCGCACTCGAAGCGTTCCGAGCCACCCTCGGCCAGTCGTGAGTTACCTGTCGGCACTGGTGGTGGCCAAGTGCAGGAAACTCGGAGAAGTTGAGTCCGCTCGCTTCTTCGACGTTTCCGAGGGTCTGGTGCGCCAGTGGGTTGCGGGCACCAAGCCCGTCTCACTCCTTTCAGTGGAGAAGGTGTTCTCACCGCCCGCTGAAACGCCCGTCGAGGCCAACTGGTCGGGTCGGGACGTCATGCTGCTGATGCCGCAGTATAAAACGACCCACCCGATCACCCTATTTTCGCTGCTTGCGCTCTTTGACCGCACGAAAATGCGGGCCTCGCTGCGGTTCAACGACGCCTTCATCGCCCACGCGCGAAATGTTCTGCTGGACGACCTCGTGACGTCAGACTGCGAATACGGGTTCATGGCCGACGACGACATGGTGTTCCCATGTGGAATGGCGGGGTGGTTTAAGCACCAAACTTCGATGCCGCAGCTTTCGGACGACGCCGCGGGTCTCCACACCCTAAATCGCCTACGGTCACACGGAAAAACCCTTGTCTCGGGAGTCTACTTCAACCGCGTGCCCGGCCGTAACCGCGCCATGTTTAGTTTGTCGCTAAACGGAAGCTCTGAGGCCGATTCCCTCAACGCCGAACTCAATAGAGGGCCGCAGGACCGCCTAATCGAAGCCGACTGGGCGGGAACGGGCTGCCTCCTGATCCACAGGCAGGTGGCGCTCGACGTTCGCGCTAAATTCCCACACTTAGCCCCGTCCCGTTCGGGCGAGCCGTGGAAATACTTCTCCACCGCCCCTGACGCCGTGATGTCGGCCGCCGCCGAGGCGCAGGGCCGCCTATCCGTGCTCCTACAGTCCGTTTCCACTCAAAGCTACACCGCCGAGAACCTCGAATCGGAAATCGGCGACCTTCACAAGCTCGTTGGGAGCGCACTGGCCCAAACGAAGGCGCGCAACACCTTCGAGCAGGGCGAAGACGTCCAGTTTGGGCTTAGGGCTAAGGAAGCGGGCCACCCGACCTTTGTTGATCTTCAGGTCGTGTGCGGCCACATTGGGCACAAGGTTTACGGACCCTCATTTACCTAATGCTACTCCTCGCACTCCAGTTCTGGGACGGCGACAAGGCCCTCGTCAACCGACTTGCTCGGTTCATCGCGGACAACGAACCCGAAAAACGAAGTGACGTCGGCGTCATCTTCTGCCCCCGCTTTGACGCCAACGTCGACGTTGAGGTCGTCGAGCACGTCAAGCAAAAGTTTGCCCACGTCGAGGTCCACACCTGTCGACGTCGCGGGGCTACAGGCCACCCCTACGGGTGCAACGAGGTAGTCCACGACCTCTTTATGCTCTTTCAGGGTCGGTGCCTGCGGGACAAGGACTACCTCGCAAAGGTCGACGGCGTTTACCTAATGGAGGGCGACCTCGTTCCGATGTGCAGGGACTGGCTAAACCGCGTGCTCGCCGAATGGGCCGCCGCTCGCGCAGGCGGTAAGCTTGTGCTCGGCGCGTGGCAGCCAGAGCACACCCCGCCAGTGGGGCACATCAATGGGAACTTAATTTTTTCACCTGACCTTGCCTCCAAAATTTCGGGGATGGAGGGGTGCGCGCCGCACGCCGGATGGGACGTCTACCACGCCCCAAAATTAGTGCCTATCGCAATGCGGTCAAAGATAATGCTTAACCTCTACAAGGTAACCGAGGTCACCGAAAAAGCGGTCGCTGGGTGGACGATGGTCCACGGAGTCAAGGACGACTCCGCGTGGGAAATCGCAATGAAAAAGTGAGCGGCCAAATAAAACCTCCGTAGTATCTTTCAGGACACCGCAATTCAGAAAAAATAACCTCGCACCATGCCCTTCACAAAAACCCACGCGTCCATCCGCCAGCAGCTCACCGCTCAAGTGCTAACCCTCGTTACAGAGCTTTCGACCCTTGCAGCTCCCGCGGCACGACTTACAAGCCTAGGATCAATTAGTGAAGGAGACGGAGGCGCGGCGGCCACGGGAGAAATTAGGACCCCCATCCTCGCACTGAGCGAACTTATTAGCGGCGCGGTTGGAGACCCTGATTTCTCAATCCCCGTGACCGTAAGAGGCACCGCTTCGGCGCTGGTCGTAAATCGCAGCACCTCTACCGGACTCATTACTGCCCCTTCAAGCGCGACCGTGACCGTAAACAACCTCCTACCAAAGCCACTGGTCACGCTGCACCGCGGAGGAACTACCGCCTCGCTAAACATTTCTTCTAGGGCAGTTATCTTTGGCAACTCCTACGACCCTTCGGTAAACGTCGCAGCCGCAGAATCTGCGTATGCGACCTTGTCTATAAATTTAGTAGGGCTTGCTATCGACGCCCCTGCCACGCCGTTTGTCGCTAACAACTATAAAATCGTGGTATCAAACCCACTTGACGCAGGCTCAGGAACCGCCACTTTTTTCTACACCGTAGCTGCGGTGAACTAAAAAAGTGCGGCGTTCAGTAGCCGCGCCGTAATATCTTCCTTAGCCGCTCTACAGCCCCCTAAGCGGCGGGGCAACCGTTATTCGGCCCTACACCCGCTCACTGGCCAAGAGTGGATCACCTCCCGTAGCTCGTTCGCCCGAACTAGCCGCAGGATAAACCACTACTTCTCCTCGGGCACGTAAAGGAACCACTACTATGGCCGATTGTCTCACTCCCGAAGCAGCCACAAATTTCGCCTCCAAAGACTCTAACCGTCTCGTTGGCCAAATTGCAAAAGCGCTCGCTTATAACTCCCCCTTCGTGGGCCTCCTCACTGGCGGCACATTCCCCTCTGGCACCTCGGACACGATCCGTTCTGTCATCCAAGAGCAGGCGCTCACCGCCGACTCCCTTAATTCTCCGACCTTCACGGCGACCAAAGACCTCTGCGGTCCTGTGAACTCGACCGAGAACGTTGCGTCCACCGAATACAGCTACACCCTCGGCACCAAGCGTGCCTTCGGTCCCAAGGTCTGCGTGAAGAACGGCTTCTCCGCATTCCAAGGCGCTTACTCGATGGCTGAGGATTCCCTCAAGAAGCTCATTGGTGCAATCACCAACGCCGACATCCGCAAGAACCTTTACTCCCGTTCGGGCGTGAAGTTCGTTGCTGGTAACTCTGGCGTCTACAGCTTCTCGCAGTGCCTCACTGGCGGCGAGTCCCAGATCGACGCTGCCTTCGCCAACATCCCCCAGAACTCCATCGGTCAGCTCAACTTCAAGACCGTCCACACCATCTCCCGCTACCTGCGCGAGACCCTGTTGGGCGAGCCGTTTGAGGACCGCACTGCGGGCATGCACTACAAGTTCATTGGCGGCTCCGACATCGTCGAGCAGTTCCGCAATGAGATTGGCGTGAAAGAGGTGCTTGTCGCCCTCACTACTGGCGGCTACAAGTTCGGCTCCGAGAGCCTGACCGCTTACCAGTGGGAGACCTCCACGGCCTACCGTGGCATCGCCCTCGGCGTCGATCAGCGTCCCCTCCGCGCCTCCGCTGTCGTGGCTGGCGTCCCGACCCTCGTCGAGCCGTTCGTTAGCGTCGCGACCACCAACGGTAACGCCTCCCGCGTCAATCCGGCTTGGGTCTCCGCGCCCTTCGAGGTGGCCTTCCTTGTCGGTGCCAACTCGTTCAAGCGCCTCGTCCCCGAGCGCTACACTGGCGAAGGCTCCTTCAAGTTCGCCCCCCAGCTCGCTGCTGGCGAACTCCAGTGGCACTACGTCATCGACAACAACTGTAACCCCTACGGCGACTTCGGCTGGCACAAATACGAGATCACTCGTGCCTTCCAGCCCGTCCGTCCCGCCAACGTGGTTCCGATCCTGTTCCGTCGCTGCCCGTATGACCTCGGCATCACTGCCTGCGCCAACACTGGCTCCCTGCTCTAATTGAGCTGCAAACGGCCGCCCCTTGACGGGGGCGGCTTTTTTGTGCCGTATAATCTCGATAAATGCTACCTTCACGCCAAGATACTTTCGTCGGATTGTGGAGGAAGGTCGTGGAGAATTTGTCCACGCGCGCGGGCGCGGGAATGAAGCCCTCTGGCTACGATCAGGAGACCGACTGCGTGTCCAAGAGCACGGCAAACTTAGGTGCCGTGTATCCGCAGGGACCCATCGGTGCGCGGCTCCGAGATTTCGTGACCCGCACGGCCGCTATTTCCACGCAACCTAGCCCACGACTCCCGTCGGGCTACGACACCGAAAGCGACCTCCTCTCAAAGGCGTGCTACAACCTCGGCGGGGGCACCCCCACGGGCAGCGCCTACGACCGCCTCTACGCTATCGTCCAAGCCACGGGGGCCACAAATGTAACGCTGCTCGCGGGGCTGCTCGCATTTTGGCCACTGGCGACGGACGCCAACGATGCTCACGCTTCTAACGACCTCACACCAAACGGGGACGATATCCAGTTTGAGGGCGGATACGCCGTGATAACTGGTGGCCAATGGTTCGACCTCGGAAGCCGCTTTAATTTGAGTGCCGGATTCACCGCCGCGTGCTGGTCGAAAAACGCTAACGCAAACGGTATTTATGCGGTGGCAATGTCTCAATGGCAGGGTGGATTTGACGGGTTCTATCTTGGAGGACTTCCGACCAACCAATACTCTGGTGCCGTATCTGGAGCGGGCAGCAACGTCTCAGATGCGGCTTCAATTCCGGCTGGCGCACACCACCTTGCGCTGACCTACGATGGTAACACGCAAAAACTTTACGTTGACGGTCTCTTAAAGGCAGCGTTAACTTTTGGAGCGATGTCCGTCAACGCACTCGCCACGTTCAAGATCGGCACGCTAGACGAAGGTGGCGAGTTTAACTACAATGGCCAGATAAACCGCGCAGGGCTTTGGTCCCGCGCACTGACTGCGTCCGAGATCACCGCCCTCTACAGCGGAGGCGGCGGCCTCGGTTACGAATCCTTCTGAGCGTAGCCGATAAACTACGCTATCGTCCAAGCCACCTCATAATGTCATCCACTCTCGCATTCCCAGTAAAGACGCTGACCCCGACCGACAGTCTGGTCGGCTTTCAGGGCACAACCCCGGGCGACGAGCGCACGTTTGTGCCGGGCGCGGCTGGTGCCCTCGTGTTCTCTGGGGCCACTGCGGCCGCGATTCGCACCACCCTTGAGCTGGGCAACGTAAACAACACGAGCGATGCCAGCAAGCCTGTCTCCACGGCGACCCAGACCGCGCTCAACGCCAAGCTCACCGCCGCGTCGAACCTCTCCGACCTCACCAGCGCCAGCACCGCTCGCACCAACCTCGGCCTCGGCACCGCAGCGACCCGCACCGTTGGACAAAGTGCTGGAAACGTGCTGGAGTTAAGCGCCCTTAATGCTGTGACGATAGGCGATGGCTCTAGTCCATCAGGACTTATTTCGTTAAAGGGGCCAGATGGAATTGTTTTTGTAAAAAACGAAGACGGCCTCCTTACGTTTATAGATTATACTGGAACAGCTACTCTTGAGCAACTTGCCAGACTCTCCCAACTCCCTACATTCGGGACAGGCGTAGCAACCGCACTGGCGGTCAACCTCGGCACGACAGGCTCACCAGCCCTTCGGCTGATCCAGTCCGACACGACGCCCGCGAGTCCGAACGCAATGGACGAGTGGTATGACTCCGCTACCGGGGCACGGTATGTTCGCTACGGCAGTCAGTGGGTGGAAGTGTCGGGCAGCACCATCGGCAACGCACTTGCCACTACGACTTCGGCGGGTATGGTGCAAGGCGTAGGCATTGCTCTACCGCAGGCTCCGGTCGGCACCAACGTAGCATACATAAGCCAACTGGAAGCGATTGGTCGTAACTTCAGTTCGTTCTTATACACCGATTTTCTTACTGGCGGCTTTTCTGGTGGTCCTAATACCGCTTCCGATGGCGTGATATTTGGTGGCACCGCATCTGGAGCCGGAGCTTCTAGTGGTAAATTAAACTCGCACGTTTCCGGCAGGGCTGGAATTATGGTTTTAACTAGCGGAACAGCCACTAACTCATTTGCAAGTTTTGACACTTGGGGGTCCAACAATACTTACAGATATGACGACGGTGAAACAGTATTTGAAACTGCCGTAAGATTGCCAGTTTTATCTGACGCGACAAACGAATACTCTTTTTCAATCGGCGGCGGGGCGCAAAGCAATGCCGTCCTCGGAAATGACGGTGCGTGTTTTACCTACAACCGAGCATTATACGGCACAAATTGGCAAGCACTTAGCAGACGCAACGGGTCGCAGACTACGACCAACAGCAATGTTATTGTTGTAGCTAATGCTTGGGTAAAGCTCGGGCTTGTTGTAAATGCAACAGGCACTTTAATTACCTACTACATAGACGGAGTTCCCGTCGCGACCATTACGACAAACATTCAAACGGGCGGTCCCAGCCGAGAAGGGTGCTATATCCTAAAATCCGCTGGAACGACGAGCTTCACCGCAAATATCGACTATTACTTTGTAGGCAAAACCTTTACCAACCCACGATAATGACACTCCAAGTTAAAGGAAACGGACCCTACGAGGTCATTGAAAGCTCCGAAGCCATCGAGGGCTACACCGCCATGACCGTTGAGGATTATAATGCTCTTTCACAGGCTTATGTTCCGCCCCCGCCCGCCCCAGAGCCAATCAGCCTAGAC